TTTTTCATATGTTCGATTATTTTTTTACAAAGTTACTAATTTTTTATTCAACTCAAAATAAACTCTACCTTTTGTTCCCGAATGTTGTTCGTACCACTTACCATCTTTATCCTTCCACACATACGGATTCGTAGGGTCGACAGTCCATCTATATTGAGAATAAAAATCAAAATCTTTTTTCAATAGATTGGACTTATGTGAATCATGAAACTTTTGATTTCCCCACCAATCAGGGTAGGTAACCGACTCATCAATGTCTTCCTTATCCATAGTATTCTTGAACCCACGTTTGATCCACTCATCAATACTTGCATTCAAATACATCTTAAGAAGTGGAACGTGGTTCCTCCACATAACAGAGCATGGATGGTTTATCCACCCTTTGTAGGGGGAACCATCCAGCTTTGGTCTGCCAGTAATTGCGCTTATAATTTGATAGGTCTCAACTCGTTGTTTTCCAAGTCTCTTGTCATCAAGGACTCTCATTGATTCAGTAATGTCTGAGTATGGTAAGAATGTTTGCATACAACAAAGGTATACAAATTTCTAATAATTGCAAAATTATTCTTTGACTTCAAGTCTTTTGACACATATGTCAAAATATTCTTTAGAAATTTCACTTCCAAGATAAGATCTTTCAGTTTGAATTGCAGCCTTTGCAGTGGTCCCACTACCCATAAAAGGGTCGAAAACCAAATCACCAGGATTTGTCCAACTTATGATGTGGTCTTTAACTAACTGTGTTGGGAATATTGCAGGGTGTTGGTAAGCTATTTCATCCTCTTGGCCATTTTTCGAGGTTTTGAATGTCCACACATTGTATCTTTGCCCATACTCCTCGATAACTTTTCGTTTTCTTTCGACCATACTTCCATCGACTTGTCTCGATGTATTTTTTCCCCAACTGCCGATTTGACCACCATAAACATTTTTTCTGTCTTTAATCGAATTGAATGTTTTGGGTTTTCCTTTAGACAATACAAACATATATTCGAAAATTTGATGATACCTATTTGAAGATGGGTTCGAAAAATTATTTTTCATGTAAATCATGGTATCATGTATGTTGAATCCAATTTCTTTGAAGAATAATGCTTGTCTAAATGAGGTTCCTGTCTCACTACCCTTTTCTGTTCCATCTCCTACCACCCAAACAACAACCCCACCTTGTTTCGTCGTTCTATATAATTCTCTCGCAATAGTTTCAAAATCAAAAGAATACCCATTAAATTCAGTTTTTTTCCCTGAGATATGATTATTATAAGTTCTCAAATCATCATAAGGTGGTGATGTTACAGTCAGGTCAATAATGTTATTATCCATATTTGACATAGTCATTAAACAATCCTCATTGTAAATTTTATTTAACTCCATCATATACCTCATAAAATTTTTTAGCGGTGATATCTTTATTCTTACCAATTGGTAATGTATCTAATTGTTCTTTTTTAACTTCTATCATGTGTACCTTACCTTCTTTCAATCCCCTTATATCTAATAATATATATTTGTCCAAAGAATTCAACTTTTCAGCAAATCCTTCTTCAGTTACACTTCTTCCATACCCAACTTCTTTGGATGAAGCAAAACTTACTTTCTTTGTGATAGAACGAACTTCGATTCTTTCACCATTATTATTCTTTACGTCGAATGGGGAGTTTTCATTTTGTCTTTGTCCTTCTACCCAAAATTCACCTAATCTCCCAATAATTCTACCATCATTCAGAAAATTATAAGCATCCTCACTATTTGCAAGACCCAATGCTTGTGCTAGTAGTTCTAAATTAATTTCTGTTGTTTGTATTTTTCTCATACCCCAAATATATGAAAACTATCTAATTAAACAAAAAGTCCCACATTATTGTGAGACTTTTGAAATATTATCTGTCTTTGTAATTCGAACCACATTGTTCGCCCAATTGTTAACCAATGGATTGTGAGTGATAACAAAGATCTTTTCGAAATATTCTTTCATTTTTGTAAAAAACTCTCCAACCATTTCAAGGTTATCATTAGAAATCTTTCCGAACACCTCATCCCAAACGATGATATTAGGTTTTGGTAACGAACACACTTTAGATAGAACTGCTCTGAGTGCCATCGCTGCGATTGTTCTTTCATATCCCGATCCTGAAACCATTAGTTTTTCAACACCAGTCGAATTATCGATCATCATGAATTCAACTTCGTTCTTATCGTTGATTCTAATCTCCAAGTTGAAATAGGCTGAGTCTTGAAGAAGTCTCTGAAGTTCTGAATTTATCAGAGGCATCATCGTTTTCATAATCATTTTGGAAATACCATTCTTACCATAAATTTCCAAATAGATTTTGTATAATCGTTCTCTTTCAAATTCTTCTGCGATCTTTAAAATCACATCGTTATTTTTTTCAATCCGAGCCTCCAAAGATTCAATTCTCGTGAAATTCGTAGTTTGGATTTTTTCATAATTCCGTTTCTCTCCAATCAACTCATCAATACGTGCTCCCGCCTTCAGAAGTTGTGTTTCGATCTCATTATTTTTTTTGATCTTATCTTGAACTTCTTCATATTTTTTGAGTTTATCTTTGACTTGATCCAATTTCATTTGATTAGATTCCAAAGATAGTTCATACTTCTCCTTGATGAGTTTGTTTCTTTCATATTCATCAAAGTCTTTCTTAAGTTGAGTGTAGGATTTCTCCTTGCTATCAAGGTCTTTCCATTTCTTTGAAAGCTTCTCTACCTTCTTCTCCCAATCAGAGAGTTCGTCAATCTTTTTCTTTGTAAGAGCTGCTTCCATCAATTTGATTCCACAGTGTTCACATTGAATCCCATCTCCAAACTTCTTAACCATCTCCTCAATCTCTTCAACTTTATTCTGAGCAAGGACTAATTCGCCATTAACGGTTTTCATTTCGTCCTTAATCTCATCGTGTTTGTCCTCATGATAATATTCTTTTGGTTCGATGATTTTAACTTCTTTAATCAATCTTGAAGTGTTATCAATTGCACCTTCGAGGTCAGAAATTTCCGATTGCAACTTGATTGGATTTAAAGAAATAAGTTCTTGATCCAAGTCAGTAAATTTGGACTTCAACAAGTTATCTTTATAGTCTTGTCCTTTCTGAAGTCTATTGTCAACGTCTAAGATGTTTTTGTCCATCTCCTTGATTTCCCCTTTCATTCGAGAAATCTCCTCTGAGGACCCTATATTATCTTGTTTAAGAGACTCTGTGTTGTAGACGTTAGACATCATACCTTTGGAGAACTCAGAATAAATTTCTTTACCAGTCTCCTCTTTTTTCTTCAAGAATTCTAATCCTAAAAATCTTGTAAGGACCTGTCCTCGGGCCGTTGGTTTCGCTTCCAAAAGATCTTCAAGATTGGATGCTGTAGTAACAATGGTCATTAAGAAATCCTCCATACTTCCGATGGAGTTTTTCATAAAGTTTTCGGTCTCCCTTCTTTGTTCACCAGTAAAGTTCAATAATTGTCCATCTGCTAGTTTTTTGAAGAACTCAAGTTCAGTCTTGATATTCCATTCACCAGCCTTCGACTTCTTTCTCTCGATCTGACGAACAATGACGTAGTCTTCACCATCGATTGTGATGTCACCTTTGACACTAACTTTATTTACATCAGTAAACCTGTTGAAGATCTCTTCAGCTTTCTGAGTCTTGGTTGTGGTATTGAAGAATAGAAATAAAAGTAGATCAACGGTCAATACAGTTTTTCCCCCAAAATTTGGTGGATCTGATTCAACCACAGTAATCCCATTACATTTTTCGAAATCGATTACCTGATTCTGTCCATAAGATAGAAAGTTACTGAATTCGATTTTTTTAATATACCATCTTTTGAATGGAGTAACCTCAACTTCATTTATCAACATTCTGTTTTCAACCGTAGAATCAATATTCATAATATCATCGAGATATTGATCTTGTCCTTTGGACTCCAAAAAGTTTTTAATAAGTTCTTTTTGGTAATTCTTATCCATAATGTTAACCGAAACATCAACGGTTTGCATTCCATCTTGGTCACCAGTTTTAACTTTGGTGATAACATTGATGTTTGTGGATTGGTATTTTTTGGCAAAATATTGCTTAACCGATTTGATTTTTTCTTGGGTAAAGTTTTCTGAGGTGTCCTCCCAAATTACCTGAATGTAAGGATTTTCTAATGTAGATATATCTAAATTAGTTGGCATATTTGTATAATTGTAAGTTGGATATGGATTGAATAAATCCCATTTCATTTTATTGGTTTGTTTCTGAAGTTTCGTTTTTCTCAGCTTCTTGTTTTTTCTTGAACTCTTCCATCTGAAGTTTCATTGTTTCATTGAAAAGTTTTTGAATTGCAGATTGTTGTGTCTTAATGTTTTGATTTCTATTCTCAACTCTTTTTCTGTGAGCCTTGGCTCCACCTCTTACTTTTGATTTTCCCATTTGTTTTTTTATTTAATTTATTCTGATTTAGGTCTATTAACTTCGAACCACTCAATTATTGCATTGATTGCCCATACAGCTCCTGACGCTAAAAATGCATCAAAAAACCAAGATATCCAAATGGGAACTCCAAGAATATGACTGACAGGTGAATATATTGTGATAGCTAAAAACCATCCACAATGAAACCCGAAACACATCATACAAGACATCATTTCGGTTAGAAATTTTCCAACATCGCTGAAAATATAGTATTCATCATTACCCCAATTTCTGATCCAAGTTCTTGGTTTATCAAAAATTTTACCATAAACGACGATATTACTTAACCCATAAGCCAATATCATCCATAATAACAATTGTGTATTCATAATTTATTTATAAAGTGTTTCATCCAAATTTGATCCTTTCAAGAATGCAGCCTTTTTATCCATCTGAAACTTTTGAATGTCTTCAATGGTTTTTTCATATTCTCGAATTTGTTTATCCTTTTCTATATTGTCAAGTTTCAACTTTTGAACTGTATTCTGAAGAGCGTCGAGTTTGGATTTCAATCCAAGGTCTACAACTTCTTTTTCAACAACTTTCGGAGGAGCGTTTTCCAACTGTTGTATTTTCAACAACAATTCGTTTTTCTCATTGTGAAAATTATTTTCCAATTCTTGTGTTTTAGTGGAAAATATTTGTCTTTGTTCTTCAAACTCTTGTTCTTTTTGGGAAATTTTTGAATTCATTTCCTCTTGGTCTGTAACATAAACAATCTTTTCAACCACTACCTCAACAGGTATTTCTTTAATGACATCTCGAATGACAACCTTTTCAACAGGAATCTCTCTGATTACTTCGATAGGTTTTTCAATCTCCTTGATTACTTCGACAATTTTTTCAACAGGTTTCTCGACTTCAACATATTCTATTTTGACAACCTCTTTAATGACTTCGACTGGAATCTCCACCCGTTTTTCAACAATAACCTCCTTCTCTACCTGTTTTTCACGAGTCCCACCCACATTCAATAATCCATACCTCTCGATGTTGAATCCCTCAAGGTAAGATTTCATAATCACCTCACTAATCCTTAAGTCATTAAGATTACAATAAGATACCAAGTCTGTGTTCTGAGTGTTCGAGAGAGTTATTTTGTATTCCATTAGTAATTAACCAATTTTTCAGATCCTTCAATTAAGTTATCAATCGAGTTTATGTAAAAGGATAAGAAAGGTTTTGGATTTGGAATATCGACAAAGTCGTATTGATCTTTATCAATATCATAAACTCCATATCCGTGTTTGGTTACCTTCTCACCAAAGTTTTGTTGAATTGTAGACCCAACCATATATGCTTTCTTTCCACCAGGGATATCGAAAACTTGTCTCTTGTGGATGTCTCCACATAAAACCAAATCGCAACCTTTGAATTTGGAAACATCGAAACTATCTTCGAACTTATATCCAATATCAGTGTATAAACCTGTGATTGGACCGTGAAATAGACCGATGTTCTTGTTATTTGATTTTTGGATATCAGGTGGAATATTATGTTCCATTAAAGAATAAACACACCAGTTAATGTTCTCGTCCTCATAGACTCCTCGATTCTTGAGATAAACAATGTTTTCATTATTCAATGAGTCAATGATTGGAGTGAGAGCATCCAATCTCGTATTGTTGTTTTCAAGAAAGTCGTGGTTCCCTATAATAACTATTGTCTTTGCGATTTTAGAACACTCAGAAAGAATCCAAGCCACAAATTCAATTAACTCTGGTGTCATTTGATTTTTGGAATGCACTAAATCACCAGTGAAAACAATTCGATCGGGTTGAAGTGTTTGCCACTCCTTTAAAGCAAATTCAAGGACCGATCGATATAAATCGTGGTCCTTGAAAAGCCTGATGTGTAAGTCAGAAAAATGTATTAGTCTCTTAATCATTAACTTTACGCCTCCAATGAAACTTTATCTTTATCCTCAAAAGGATTGAAACCCTTGTTGACGTGTCCACAAGAATCGCATTTGTAAATTGGGAATGGAACGGTTGTATCTTCAGCGGCGCCTACCAAAAGTTTTGGAACAAGTTTAAGATAAGTTACCTCTCTGAAGTATATTCCACCACAATTATCACATTTAACCGTTGGGACCTCCCGTAAGTTGAGTTTTGGTTTATTTATTTCCATATTTAGATTTTTTTATTGCTGAAACGAATGTTTCAATTTTAGTTTTAGTTTCTTTAATATATTCATCGCTTGATGTTTCATCAAGTTTATTAAAACATTTTTCGAACTTATCAATGTCCAATGAACTTACTGTTTTCACAAAAGAATCAACAAAATCTTTATTCTTTTTATATTCTTTCGTCTTGTAAAATACGTATCTGAGTGCGGAAAAAACATGAAATAAGTCTTCAAAGTTCCAACCCTTTTCAACCATCATAGTTTCACCAGTATATCTATCTTTCACATCATAGATGGTGAAATTTTCATTCAATCCCGAATTTGCGAAATTCATACTGAATGCGATTTTCTTGAAGTCTTCATGTTTATTCCCTTCTTTATCGATCAAATACGCCAATATTCCCTCTTTGGAATATTTGTTGAATAGGTTGTCGTTCCCCCTTGTTGTCGTGCACCATTTGGTGTTAGCCCCATACTTCACGGAACCCTGATGTGTTATTGGAATTAGTAAGAGGAATCGTTCGTTTTCGATTAGAACTTTAATATGGTCTTTCCTAATAAAAGATTTTTCTTCTTTAGTTTCTTGAGCTTTGATTACGGTATGCTCTAAATTTCGATAGTCCGAATATTCCTTTGAATAAATGTCTTTGTTTTCAATATATGAGATTAACGCATCGAATAGAAGAACGTTTTCGATAATACCTCCAATTGTTCTTTTATGAGTATAATCTTGACGCTCAGTCCATGCCTTTAGCATATACTCCAAATACTTCTTGGTTGGTGTTTTATCTCCTTCGACAAACTTATTGAACGTAGATTTAGCAACTATTTGATACTTCTGCCGTAAATCGTCTACCTTTGACATATTTTTTCATTTTAGATATGAATCAAAGGTAAGAATTTTTTGGGTGAATTCAAAATCTCATTTCAGATATTCTCGGATATCCATTTCTAAGATGAGATCGATCACATCTTGTGGAACTCTGTATTCAGAAAAAAAAGTATCTTCCTGTAAATGAGATATGATACACCCATAAAGTTTGATATTTTCATACTTTGTTCCTTCCAACATTTTTAATAATAACTTACCATACAATGGTAGTTGGAGGTAATAGTGGCCAAGTGCAGTGTTAGGATATTTTTTAAATGGTTCATACATTCTATCGGTATAACTTGTCTCTTGGAAATTCTTTTTCTTATTTGTTTTCCAATCTGTAATCAACAACCCGAAGTCATCCCCCTTTTTATTATATGTCAACCAAACTTTATCTGGTTGT